AAATCATTGCGACAAGCTTGTTTAGGTAAAATTGAAACACTAAAGGATATGACACTTCGCGAATCAACGCTTACGAAATTATTTTAATTAAGGACAGTTATGGCTACACAAAACAGGGAGAAAACTCCTCCAAAAACTGATATTAAATTTTCAATTACATTATCAGACGAACAAAAACAAGCAAAAGCAAAAATCATAGAAACGCCATTCAATTTTATTTTAGGAAAAGCTGGTTCTGGAAAAACATTGTTAGCAGTTCAGGTTGCATTGGATATGTTTTTTAAACGACAAATCAATAAAATTATCATAACACGTCCCACAGTATCAAATGAAGATAATGGTTTTCTTCCCGGATCATTAGCAGAAAAAATGGATCCATGGTTAGTTCCGCTACGTAGCAATATGCGTAAAGTTTATAATAAACCAGAAATTCTCGATAAAATGGAAAAAGAAGAAAACATTGAATTAGTTTCTTTAGCACATTTTAGAGGGCGTACATTTGATCATTCAGTTTGTATTGTAGACGAATTTCAAAACTTAACTAAACAACAACTTCAAATGGTTGTATCGCGCTTAGGTAAAGATAGTATCATGATACTTACCGGAGATCGGTATCAAATAGATTTAAAGTTTGCAAATGATTCAGCGGTACACGAAGTACCTAAATTAACAAAGTCAAAATATGTTAATGAAATTATATTATTAGATAATCATCGACATGAATCATTAAATGAAATTTTGAAACTTCTAAATGAAACGTATTGATATTTATATGAAAAAGGAATATAACAATGGATTATTCAGAAAATCGTCCAATTTGGCCCGGCAGTTCATCATTTTCACCAGGTGAAACTCCATGGGGATTCTTTGACTATGATCCATTATTCCAACAACATGCAGATCGTTTTGCTCAAGCAGCAGCACAACACCTAGGATATCCGATAATGGATGTGGAAATGCGGTCACTTAATTTTTATACTGCATTTGAAGCTGCTATAATTGAATATTCAAATCAAGTTAATCAAGTTAATATTGTTAATAATTTGATTAATACATTGGGTGTACAAACAGCATCTGCATTTTTAAGTGGATCTAGTTTAACCGGAGCATTAGTTGGAAATTCATTTGGATATATTACTAAATTATCAAAAACATATGGTACTGAAGCTAATAGTGGCGGAAACATAGATTGGCGACAATTTCGAATTGATGTTGTTCCTGGACAACAAACATATAATATTAAAGATGCAATATCAGCATCATTAGGTATAATTGTATCTACTAGTTCAGTTGAGATAAAACGAGTACTTCATAATGCACCTCCAGCAATTGTAAGATATTTTGACCCATTTGTTGGAACTGGTTTAGGGTCTCAACAATTACTTGATGCATTTGATTTTGGAGGATTTTCTCCGTCAGTATCATTTATGATGATGCCAATCAATGCAGATTTATTTAGACTACAAGCAATTGAATTTAACGATCAAATTAGAAAATCTAGTTATTCATTTGAAATACATGGAGATGAAATAACATTGTGGCCTGTACCAGTTTCGCCATCTGGATCGTCATCGGCTACTCCATATTTTAAAAATGTATATATTGATTTTATTTTTGATGATGACAAAAACAATGAAGCACTTTTATTCGGCAATACAGCACTTATAAACAATGTTATAACAGACGCATCAAATATACCATATACATATCAAAACTACAGTAACATTAATGATATGGGGCGTGCATGGATTATTAAATATGGAATTGCGTTAGCAAAAGAAATGTTAGGCTATATTCGCAATAAATACAATAGTGTGCCAATTCCAAACGGAGAAGTAACACTAAATGGATCGGATTTAGTATCACAAGGACAAACAGAAAAAGAAGCATTGATAACACAACTTCGAGAATTTTTAGATAAATTGACAAAAGAACAAATGATGACACGACAAAATGCAGAAGCAACGCAAATGCACGAAATGTTATCTAAAGTACCATTACTAATATATATAGGATAACAATCATGGCACTTTTTGGGGGTCAACGAGATGCAAGATTTTTAGCAGCAATTAATGCTGAACTTATCAATGCAATCATTGATACTGAAATTGAATTTTTCAAAATGATTGTTGAACGAAGCGCTTCAAATTTATATGGCGAAGCTGAAAAGAAAACATATTATAATTCAATATTGATTCCATGTTTAATAACTAAAGATGATAAAACATCGAATATGGATGATTATGGACATACGTATACCAGAACTTCACAATTTGCAATATCCAGAGACTTATTGGAACGTGCAGGATTTTATCCAGAAGTTGGAGATATTGTATTTTGGGACAACGAATATTATGAATTAGATAATGTCGATGCTAATCAGTATTTTGTAGGCAAGAATCCAGACACGTGGCCAAATGGTAGTAACTTTGGATATAGTGTGTCTGTATTATGTAATGCACATGCAACAAAACAAACGCCACAAAGCATTGTTAATTTACGACGAGGGGGCAATAATAATTCTCCTGCATTTAAAGGATTTTAATGCCTAGATTGAATAGAAAAGATATAGATCGAAAAACAAACAAACCTAATCCTAATATAACAGAAGGAATAGGAAATGATTTGATTTTAAATCGATCTGCACAAACTCGCCGAGATGATGATATAATTCGTACTCCTAAACGAACTATATATGATATTGATTATGCAATTAAATGGTTTATTGAAAATGAAATACAACCACAAATAATAGATAAAGATCAAACAATTCCTGTTCCTGTAATTTTTGCAAGTGGAGAAAAATGGGACAATGTACGTAGATTAGGATATCTACGGGATGAAAAAGGAATGTTACAGTCACCAATTATTGTTTTAAAACGAAATAGCGTTACAGAACGAGATTCAGTTAAAGGATTTGATGCCAATCGTCCACAAGGACAAAATTTACGCGTATATAAATCTAGATATAACGAACGGAATCGTTATGAAGATGAAATGTTTCCCGTACCACTTAATCAACCTAAACCATCTGATAAAATATATTTAGTAGATATTCCAAAATATGTTACGGTTGAATATGAAATGCTATTGTGGTGTGATTTTAGCACACAAATGAATGACCTTATAGATCAAATATTTCCATATAGTAGATTTGCATGGGGTAACGAACAAAATCGATATACTACTACAATTGGCGCATTTTCATTTGAAACTGTAAATACAGTAGGAGAAGATCGTTTGATACGAACTACAGTTCCATTAACGGTATTAGGTACATTGTTATCCGGACAAGAAGCACGTAGATCTACCATACAAAAAATGTTTTCTCCTAAAAAGGTTGTGTTTGAAACAAATGTTGATACTGACATATTTAATACAACTACTATTTCTAATCAAATTTTACAAGCACAAAATTATATTACTCAAGGCGGACAAATTGTTGTTTCATCTGGAGGCGCATCTACAACAATTGATGCAAATGTAATGAATTACTTGATTAATTTAACGGAAAAAATTGCAACTTATTCTAATGCAACAACTGTTACTATATCCGGAATGCCTGCAATTAATCCTGTAAATTTACAATATGCAACTAAAAATGAATTTGATATATTCATTAATGGACAATATATTGATAAAGTTATTTATACGTGGACTCCTGCAGGCGTTAATACACAAACAATTGTTTTTGATACTGCAGAATTAGGATATACATTGCAATCTACGGATATCGTTGTAGTTAAAGGGAGGTGGGCATAATGGCAAGACAGTTTAGGCCCGGGCAATTACAAACCGGTTCTTTGTATAATATTTCTTCTAGTTATGCTATTACTGCATCATATTCTTTAAACGCAGGAACAACAATTGATACCGGATCATTTGTTACCACATCGTCATTTAATTCATTTACCGGATCAATACAACCTCAAGTAAATGCATTAATTGCGGCAACTTCTAGTTACATATTAGCATCGCAAACTAGTTCAATGTTAAGTCCATATGTTTTAACTTCTAGTACCGCATCAATGACCGTATTAAGTTCTAGTTTTGCAATATCTGCATCTAGATCTGTTACTAGTTCATTTGCTATATCATCTAGTTATGCATTATCATCTAGTTTTGCAACATCGTCATCATTTTCAACTACAGCATCATACGCACTCAATGCCGCAGCTGCACCAACATTTCCATATACTGGTTCAGCAATTATTTCCGGATCATTAATAGTAACAGGATCAACATTTATTTCTGGAGCAGCTGGTTCTACGATATTTTCTGCTAATGTCGACACTATCACATTGACCGGATCGATGAATATTTCTGGGTCGATAAATTTAACAGGCATCATGAATGGTTCTAGTTCATATGCATTAACTTCAAGTTTTATCGATGGAGGATTTTATTAATGCCGTTAACGTTTTCGAATAATGGTGTTGGAAATTTTTCTTTAAGCAATAT